TGACGCATTTAACTGCTCCTTACGCCACTGAGTCGGTATTCCTGCCTGGTATCAGAATTGCCTCTGTAGCGGAAAACATATATCCTACAACCGTATCGCAATCCCCTGAGGTAGTTGGTGCAGTCTCAGTATATTTAGCGTTATCTGTTCCCTCTGCCACATATAGGGCAGAGCCAGCCGTCCCACCTGAGATACGAGTACCACCAAGCAGGACTTTGCCGAAGTAAGCCTTTATCTTCTGCCCACTTGCTCCATCCTCACCAGCAACGCATCGCATCTGAATAGCCGTTCCATCTGTGGCTAGTGCCCTGACCCATCCAGAACTCCAGCCTATTGCATCCCCTACTTTAGCTGTGGCAGCCAGTTTTATCTCCGACCCACCATCACCGAAATCTATTTTACCATTAGCCTGACTATCAGCAAATGCCATTTCAATTTACCTCCCTTGAAACGTATTCTAAAATATCCTATACTTGGGTGTTACTCCACCACCCGCTTGGCCCTTGGGTCAATTTGCGTTTTTAATAATGTATTCTCAGCTTCAAGTAAAGTAACACGTTTCTCTAATTGTTCTATTCTACTTTCCATTATTGTGATTTGCTTATGTCCTAAATCTGAGACAAGCTGGAGGTTCTCGGGATATCGGTTGTCTTGTTTATCCTCAACAGAACCTGCAGGATACTTGGCGTGTTTATGATGAATTATCTCCCACGAGTGGAGATTTCTACCTAGTGCCTTAGCCACAACGAGGCGGTGCTCACGAACATAGCCTTGCTTGTCTGCCATTGGATAAAAGAAGTCATCAGGAGCAAGATAGATATGGATATATCCACCAAATTGCTTTCTTCCCCCCTTCCAATTAGGGCTATTCTCTCTGCGACGTTGCGCACAAGGTTGAGACTTGGTAAATGCTTTATGACCACAAGAAGGACAATGAAGGCGACGAACTTGGTTTTTCTTAATGCTAAATCCAGTCCACCTCTGTTTCCCACAATCTATACAGGCGTGCCAGATAAAATAACTAGCCAACCCTGTGTATCCTATTTCCTTTCCTTTTTTAATCTCACCCAATTGTGGTATCATTCTAACACTCTTCTTGCCCTCTGGTCTGGCCATGCACGTGGTTCTTGCGATGATAGTAGTATGGCTTGGCTGTAGGTATTGTCTAACTTATTGCTCTGTATCTTATTCTGAGGTAAGAAGGTAATCGCCTTCTGCACCAGCCATTCTAAGGGGAGTTCAATATCATCTGCATCATCAGCTACTATGGTCTGTGAACCCTCTCCTTCAATGCGTAAGTCCTTGCCAGCAGTTATAGAGTATCTCCCATCATGTAGTTTTAACTTGCGTGAAGATATGAGTTCCCAATTACGGGGGTCTATTTCATCCTCTGCATCGAAAGTACCACTATCAGCCGAGTCCTCAGTTGTAATCCTGTGAACAAAGTCCATGCCATCGGGCAGGGTGTATTCGTAAATATCAGCCACAAGGGTGATTGAACTTGTGTCAATTTTGGCGAGGACATATTTAGGAGCGGCAAGTGACCTGATAGCCATGTTGATTGCCTTGCAGTATTCGTCCTCAGTGAAGATATGGTGGAGTTCGTAAAAAGAAGTATCATCAATGGCGGCAGTATAAGCAGGGTCAAGTGTAAGCGTATGCGTGGATAAAACCCAATCGGATACCTCTCGTTCCTCACCGATATTAGTCCCGCCATAGATATAGCAACGATAGCCGTGTTCGTTGTAGTAATCATCACCCTTGCGGAGTATGGTATGGACAAGTGTGGTGCTTGACCCACTGTCTGCTGCCCCCATGATTAAATCACCCACTGTCGCAGAGAGGTATTGTCTTACAACTGCTAAAGAATTACTAAATAATGCCATTATATTCTCCTCTGCATTTCTAGGCTAAAACGCCTTGAGTCCCAGCTAATCCATAGGTAAACCTTTAATTCCCCGAAGCGGACTATCACCCTGATTGTCGTATCCTTCCAGAACCCCAACCTTAGAAAGTTGATACTCATAGCCCACCTCTATTGTAATACTATCTGAAGCACCCATGTAACAGCCTGTAGTCAACGTGAGGGCTATTAAGAGTCCCGCAAGGATAAAAGATATTCGTATCGTTCCCATTGTCTTTTATCAAGAGCTTCTATCATTTCTTGGCGAAAGAACTCTTCCCTCTTTTCTATCCGTTTTAGGATTTCTCGGAGATATTTCATTCAATACTCCTTACAGTTACCACCTTATCGCACATTAACTCTTCTCTTTCCCAATCGGAACACTTTTTACCCTCATCATGTCCGCATAAATGTTTTGAGCAGAAGTTAATCCGTTCGTCAGCCAGACCCTCTTTGACATTAGCAGACTTAGATAGCATTTGTCGGGCGAAGTCCGTTAAAGTCTTAGCGTCAGATTCACTTTTGAACGACTCATCTATGCTCACTCGGTGTTTCATGCGTATCTCCCCCTTGTCTGATTATACCAGTAGGTTACTTCCCCTTGTGCGTGGGCATTATCATAATACCCGTGTTCAGGTATGTTCCCCTTGAAGAACGAGTTCGCTCCTTGTCCGAAGACGAAATCTCTGGAATTGTCTGCCATTGTCATAGCATCGTCACGGGCTTTGGTCATGGTTTGTAATGCAGCATTCCTGTAGACCAATAAATTAGTGCCATCCCATGTGAAAGTCAGGAGTTGCCAGTCTGTCGTGATAATGTCCTTGCGGTAATCCTTGTAAAAATTATTAACTCCCGTATCGCCATCGTAGATTAGCACTCTCAGTTCGGTATTGGCGTTCTGATTAAAATTCAAGGCAATCCTTGAATCCCCACCTACGGAACTACTCCAAAAAACTCTCCACAGCGTAGTAGTATCAAAAGGCTTCACCCACATATAGAAAGACCACGCATTAGCAACTCCCCATGTAGTAGCAGCTACGGTTATCTTATCGTCTATGCCGTCAAAGTATGCCCCGTCATCCCCTTGATACAAAGCACCTACCTTAGTACATTCATGTCCATAGGGGTCTATTGACTTAAACGTAGTCCCACTAAGTCCAGGGTTCCATAAGGGTAAATATAGAACACACCCTCCAGGGATGGGATTGTAACTATGTAAGGATTTAACTGGGCTTAAAGCCAAACTAACCATCATCTTCCTCCAGTATCTTCATTCTTTTCCTGAAGATTGGTTGCTTTAATGTTTCATCTTTGATTAGATACCCACCACCGTAAGGCGCTGGTTCGTTCCAAGACTCGTTCGGATAATCGCAGGCTCTTGTCACCCAATCACTGTTGACTATCATTTCCACTAACCAATCTAACCTTCTCCCATAATAAGGGTCTTCGTACTTGTGAATACCTACCCTGAATACAGCCTTGAATAGATTTGTTCTACTAGGATTATCCTCCCACGTGAAGAACTTGTCCCGTATATCCAGTAACTTGTGTGAGTTCGGGTGCAAGACATTCTCATGTGTAGGCTCTTCGTATCTGTTTGCCAAGAGAACCAGAGCTTTATACATAGCCCTATTCACCTTCTCGGCATATACTCTAGTCTCTCCATGACTCATTCTTTGAAGAAGAAACACTAGAGATGTCTGCCTGTAAGAACTATTGTCAAGTCATCTGCTGCGGTCTGGGTAAAGGCATCCCTCGTTACTGTTATCCCATAGATTGTAGTAGAACCAGCAGCACACTTGCCTAGCAAGGGCAGATTACCTACCGTAGATCCTGATGCTACCCTTGAAGAATTAGCTGAAGTTCCCGCGGGGTTAAGTCCGGCGAAGTCTATGGGTGGTAAAACTTTTGCCAGGTCTGCATCATTAGGCGAGTCATTGGCAGCATTGTCATCTAACTCTCCTGTTGGTGGAGCATTAAAAAGTATGAGGGAAATCCTGGTGTCTATATTTGGTGTCTGGCTGATAACCATAGCCGTATCAATAACAAAATACCCTCCAGCAGCGTTAGCCATTCCGGCAAAGTCCCAGTCCGTTCCTACCCCATTGGTAGCTGATTCGGATACCACATCATTTGCAGCGTAAGCACCGCCTACCGAAATGTTCTTAGTTACCCTGACTTCAAATGGAGTCCCTGGTATTACCGTGCCTATGCGGTTAGTGCCAGCAGCTATTGCCACACTCCCAGTATCTACCACCCAGTTAGTGCCGTCATAGGTTATACAGGGAATGAAGGTGTCGTATTCATAATAGGTAGATAGTGG